CAACTGGATTAACTGGGATTCCCAGCCAGACCCAAGCCGCGACTATCTCTTCCACCGAAAAATGACCCGATGAGTTTTGCTGGTCGCGTCCAGATTGTTTTTCGCGACATTACTGGCTTTCGGAAGAAGTACACTCCGCAACTAATTCAAGCGGCGCAGTACGAAGCAGCCAAGGCTGGGGTTGTTTATCTTTACCCAAAACTTGTTCGCAACACACCAGTCGGATCAACTGCTTTGCTCCGAAACTCAACGCTGTTCACGCCGCCAAGGTTCAATTTTGTCAACAGTCACGGTCGCACTACTTGGGAAGTGACTTCAACGATGGGTGCGACTGGCGGCGCTTCGCTCTACGCGCAGTTTGTTGAGTACGGGCGCGGAGCGGGAAAGTTCCCGCCAGTTGAGGCAATGCGGACTTGGGTTCGCAGGGTTTTGCGAGTCAAGGGCGCGAAAGAGATCAACAGCGTTGCCTACCTTGTTGGGCGAAAGATTGCCCAGAACGGCACGAAAGCACAACTGTACAATAAGAAAACAGTGATGCTGCATCAAACCATGGCGGAAACGCACATGAAGGCTGCCGCAGCGCGAGTGCTTCGCAACCCAGAAATGAACCAAGTGGCTACAGTTTCAAGGAAGGGGTAATTATGAGCGTCATTGCAGATCAGGCTTCCGCGCTAAAGACAGCGATTGAAAGCGTTACTAACTCTGGCGTTGTTTACGACTACCAGCCATTCCCAAAGAATGACTGGGCGCAGTTTGTGACGACGCTGACGGTGGTTATTGGGGGGCAGCGACAAGTACGAGCGTGGACAATCCAGTACGAAGGCGAAGATCGCAGGTACGAATCAATCGGGATCGGGTCGGTCAAAACCATCCGAAGGATTAACTACATCATCCGATTCCACATGTCTTGGGCGCACCCGTCCAGCGATGGAACCTTTAGAGACCTGATTGAATCGGCGGCAACTGCAATTGACAGCGCCAGATCGCTGGGCGGAACGGCGCTTGATCACGACCCGATTACTATTGATCTGCCAAACGATGCGTCGCCCGTCATGATCGGCGACATTATGTGCCATTATGCCGAGATCAGGGTCGTCGTAAAGGTTGTTCAATCCCTGACAACAACTTAGGAGTAAACATGTCTGAAGCATCAAAGAGCGTGCGTTATATCGGCAAGGGCGACTTTGTTGTCGGCTACCCAGCCGCTGGTGTTATTGTTGTGACTGAGCGAGAAGCGGATGCGCTGATCGCAACTGGTCTTTATGAAGAGGAGAAGCCGCTGAAGGCTGCTCCAATCGTCGCTGATGCAGCGAAGGAAGGTGTCAAGTGAGCATTGCAGTAAAGGTTGGTCGTCAGGCTGCGGTAGGTACAGCAGCGGCAACCACCACCACGGTTCCAGCAGACTTTTCGTCCAAACTCGTCAAGGCAAATGTCGCCCTTGAGGAAGTTCGCAGTGGTCAGGACATCCACTTCACGAAGCGCGATGGCGTTTCTTACGAAGAGTGGACAGTTGGAGACAGCGCGATCTATCACGACACAATTGGCTTCTGGCTTTCCAACGCAATGGGAACGCCAACCAATACCGCCGACGGAAGCGCATTTACCGCAGTGTTTAAGTTTGCCGATGCGCCAAACGCGCTGACGCTACAGACAACGCAGCCACGCCGCGCAACTGAGGCGTACCAGATTAAGGACGCAGTTGTAGACAAGATGGGCTTCACCTTTGAGGCTGAAGGCACGCTTACCTACAATGTCAACGGCTTTGGGCTAACGCGCACCGCGCTTGGCTCTGCCCCGACGCTTACCAGTTCTTCAATCAACTCATTCGTTGCTTGGAAGGGTCAGGTTGCATTTAACGGTTCGGCTCTTGGCTCCTATGCCAAGTTGAAGAAGGGTTCAATTAACTTTACGCGTAACCGAAAGCCACAGTTCACGGTAAACAATTCGGTTGACCCAGCCACCTTTACTACTGGCTCGCGCATGGTTGAGTTTGACCTCACCTGCGACTTTGCCAGCGTGGGCGAGTACGACAAGTACCGCACCGCTGCGACTGACTCGCTGGAAATCCTCTTCACGCTTACCGACGGAACGGTTATCGGCACTTCAGCCACCGCTCCAACGCTTCGCCTGAAGATCGGCACTGCGTTTATTGAGGACGCGGAGATTGACACGAGTTCGGATCTTCCAGAGATCACGGTAAAGGGCAAGGCTCTGTACAACGCAGCAGATGCGTCGTTGGCAGTTGTCACGCTCCGCACTGCGGTAAACTTCACCACAGCGGATTAATAAAAAGACTAGTGCCTCAGCCCATGTGGGCTGGGGGCTAGTCGCTAGGGAAAGGGGCGTTTTATGGGATCGTTTAGGAATCTTGCTGTTCGTCGTTCGGCGGACACAAGGACAATTACGATGGCGGACAAGCCAGAAGCAGTAAAGCCAGAAGACTGGCTTACTGAGGGCGAAAGCATCACCTTCTGGGGAGTGCTGCCGCACGGTGTCGTTCAGGGCATGATCGCCGCAGGCAGCAATGCCCGCATTGATAAGGGCGGCGGGCTTGGCGAAATGGAATGGAATACTGCCGCCGCGCTTAAGGCGCGAATTATCGGCGGTATTGTTGATTGGCGCATCTTTGATGAGGTCGGCAACCTTGTTCCATGGTCTCCGCAGAGCGGAGAAGAGTTGCTAGACGGCATTCCAAATCCTGTCTACCAGTTCCTGATGGGCGAGATTGGCAAGGAATCGCCAAAGTTGCTCTCAGAAGTAAACCCAGAGGCTGACGGTAAAAAGGGCAAAAAGGGTGAAACGCTGGGGGAAGTCTAAGCCGCGATTTAGCGGCAATCTTCAACGGGAAGACTGCAAATCAGCCGCATTGGTTCTCAGATGTTTTACTATGCGAAGAGTTCGGTTGGTCGTATGACGATGTTAGCGAAGCGCCGCACTGGTTCGTAGAGCGTGCGCTCGCGTACCTTTCGGCAAAAAGAAAAGCCGAAAACGAAGCGGCGAGAAAGGCTGGTAAGTAGTCAATGCGTGAACAGATTGGCATTGATGTAACAGCGCGTGACCTAGCGTCCAAGGAATTGGGTCGGGTACAGGGCGCAGTTACTAACCTTGCCAAGTCCACTGGCTCCGCAGTTGCCCCAGTAAACGCCCTTGCTGGCGCACAAATGGGCATGGCGCAGAAGGCATTCTTTGCGCTGCAAAACCTCCAGTCTGTTGCGTGGGCGATTCAAACAGCCACGGCAATGATTAGTCCAATGGTGAACGCTGCCCGCGACTGGCAGGAATCGCTAACCAAAACAAATATTGTGCTTGGCGAGCATGCCTACATTCTCTTAGATGCCGCAGAGATCAGCGCACGCACAATGGGTTTGTCTGGCAATCAGGTTCTTAAGATGGGTTCCGAGTACGCAAACCTGTTCCGCGCCATGAAACTTACCGAAGAACAGTCGGCAAAAATGTCGCTCGCAACTCTACAACTTGCCTCCGACATTTCGTCGTTCAACAACATTGATATGGACGATGCCCTTGGCAAATTGCGCTCCGCGCTCGTTGGAGAGTATTTGCCAATGCGTACTGTCGGCGTGCAGTTGAACGAACTTATCGTTGCGGAGAAGGCTCTTGAAATGGGGCTTGCGGAGACTAAATCAGAAATTAGTGCGCAAGACAAGGTTATGGCGCGATTCAAGGTAATGACGGAGCAACTTGACCTGACAATTGGCGACCTTGCTAGAACGCAAAACGGGCTTGCAAACCAGCAACGATTTGCTGCGGCTGCAATGGCTGACCTTCAGCGAGATGCTGGCGAAGCACTCGTTCCTGTGTTTTTGACATTGACACAATTGGGCGTAAGTTTTATGGAAATCCTTGTTCCAATGGTTAAATTGCTAGGAACTCAATTCCCAGCAGTGATGGTCGGCGCAACTGTGGTGCTTATCGGGCTTGCTGGAGGACTTGTTCCAGCAACAATGATGGCGTGGAATTTTGCTGCGGGAATTTGGGCTGCTCTTTCGCCTCTTCTTCCGTTTATTGCCGCTGGAGCAGCAATTACATTTGTTCTAATCAAAATGGAAGAAGAGTTTGGCTTTGTGTCTTCAGTGGTAAATGTAGTTTCTGGGGCGATTCAAAGTTTTGCTGGATTTATTCAGGAACTAGCAGTAAACATCCTGCTTTTTATTGCTGAGTCACCGCTCCCGACATGGTGGGCGATTCTTGGAACCATTATCGGGTTTGTCGCTGGGATTATTGGCGGAATTATTACATTTATTGCTGACCTTAACGAAAAATTTAACATCCTTGGAACCATCATTGATGTGGTTGGCGGCATCTTTAAGGGCATCTTTGAAGGAATCATGGGCTTTATCAAGCCAGTAATTGATGCTGTCGGGTGGTTCCTTGACTTCCTTGGCGTGGAATTGCCGCAAGAGACCGAAGATATGTCTGAGGCAATCAAAGACACAGTAAAGTCTGCGGCAAAGGGCGTTGGTGACATTGGCAAGGCTGGGGAAGACAGCGTGAGGGCTACCGTTGAGTCGTCGCGAGCCATTATTGAGGCGGCATTCCCAGAGATGGAAGAGACTGCAAAGGATTACTTCGCTGCGCTTCCAGAGGGCGCAGAGTCTGCGCGAGTACAGACACTTATGGCGACCAGCAGCATTATGTCTGGTGTCGCAAAATCTCTGCGTGACGGTCGCGAGTCAGTAACTTCTGCGCGAGACTTTTTGAAGGAAGCCATTAAAAATGCCGTTGACCCAGCCAAAGAAAAGAAGGACATTAAGTCATTCCTAAACGGCAAGGAACTTGCTGACGCGCTGAAGAGCAACAATCAGGAAATTGTCGCTGCGGCAATTGCAGCAAAGCGAACTGCCGAAGAGCGACTCTTTGCGCTTGAGAACGGCGTACTCAACACCGCAGTTGAGGGCGAAATGGAATACGGCGATGCTTACAAACTAGTTGCCGAAGGCGCAATGAACGAGATGTACGCGGCGCAACAGGCTGCGGCTGAGGCTGCACAGAAGCAAACCGAAATGAACTTCTTCCGCTACGGCGAGCGCACGATGGGCGCTTACGCAGATGGGTTAAATACGGGCGGCGATTATGCTAGGACAGTTCTTAGGGGGGTGATGAGCAGGCTTGTGCCAATTGTTGAGGCAAAGTCTCCGCCAACGCAATATTCGCCGCTGCACAATATTGATTCGTGGGGAGAGCGAACGATCAATGCCTTTGGTGACGGTATGCGACGAGCCAGCGTTGCGCTACGACAAAGCGCCGCCGTTGCGGTTTCCTCTACGAGACCAGCATTTGACGCAGCCCCAAGCATGGGCGTTGGTGGATTTGGCTCGCAGTCAGGCTCCGTAGTGATTAACAACAACTTCCAGCCACAAAGCATCAGGAAGGACGAAGATATTCGTCGGCTGTCAGAGCGCCTTAGCACCCAAGTTCGGCTACGCGGCGGTCTCAGGAACGGCTCCTCAACGCCAACGGTTTCATAAATGGCAGCAGTAATGTCGGTTACGGTCGGCGGAACTGACCTAACCAACAAGATCATTATGGAGACCTTCACTGCGGAGGTTGGTTCGCGAGACACCATCACCACTTGCTCGTTTGACTTGCGAGACGAAACTAAGACGATTGACATTAAATCTGGCGCGCTTGTAATTGTCACAGCGACGGTGACTATCTCCCCAAGCGCCCCTGTCGCGACAGTAATTTGGCGCGGATATGTCGGAAACATTGACTGGGCGTTTGATGGCGCTGCAAACCTTATTACTGTTGATTGCCAGAGCGTCAACGCGCTTTTAGATCAGAAAGCGTACCGAAACAAGGATGCGTACCGAACCACAGATGGAAGAACTCGCGGCAGCGATGTTCAATGGCTGCTATCAAACAGCACCGCTTCAGAGGGTGCTTCTCCAATTACTTACAATGCCGCCAAAATCTACAACGCTGCTGTAGTTTGGAATACCAACCTAGATTTTAGCGGCAAAACATTGCGTGAAGCACTTGAGCATTTCTGCAAGAACGCTTACAGCACCAAGATGCAGTTTTGGGTAGACACAAGCGGCGACCTAAACATTTCCCGCGTTGGTAAAGACATCAACATGATTGCAAACTGGGAGTTTCAACTTCCAGTCGGCACAGCAACAACAGCAACAAGTTGGACTTATGTGGGAACCCCAACAAGAGAGCGCATTGCTGGGCAAAACACCAACGGATCTGGCGCGACAATTAGCGGCTCTGAACCAGATTATGGGCTAAAAGTTGACAACAGCACTGAGGCTGCGTGGCAAGAGATCAGCGGAATAACGGCTGGAAAGCGTTATTACTTTTCTGGGGCGATTAAAAATCTGTCTGCAAACAGGGCGCAAATTCTGTTGCGATTCCGCGCTTCTTCTGGCGGAGCGTTCCTTACTCCGACAACAACAATTACCACAACAACTGTCGGGTCATGGGTTCGCGTAGAGCAGGTTGTAACAGCCCCAGCGACGGCTACCCATCTTGAAATCCGCCTTGCCTATTCTGGAACAACGGTCGGCAGCGTGTACTACGACAACCTGCAACTGATTGCAGAAACTGCATCGTTTGGCATCAGTGACAACCCAGACAACACAACTACATTTGCCCCAATGAATTACGAAGAGTCGCTTGACGCAAGCGCCATTATTAACGCGGTAGCAATCAAGGGCGGGGAAACAAAAAAGGGGAGCAAGAACTACACAACTTGGTATCGCGAGTACGCCCCATCGCTTGCATATTTTGGCAGGGTGTACGGCTCTTTTACTGACGACTCTTCTGTAACTTCCATCGGGGCTGCGGATCGGGCAGCCGATGCAATCTTTTCTGAATCCGCGATGCCAGTGCGCGAAGGAACCTACACAATTTCTTCGGACAGGCTTGGCTACACCGTTCCAGTGGCAGGAACCTACCAAATCTTTGAACTATCGCGCATGCCAGCGGCACGGCAAATTACCATTAACCGCATTGAAGGGCTTTCAATTCTGCCATTTGGCAACGGCGAAATTGTCTACGAGATTCAGTTTGGCTCGCAAAAAGGAAACCTTGCTTCGGCACTCGCAACTGTTGGCTCCGCGCTTATTGGCACAGGAAAGCCGCGCCTAGGGTCAACAGCGTTTGAACACAACTTGCAGAAAAGCGAGTTCGTTGCCTCTGGTCGGCTTCTTAGTGACCCACAGGTGACTGGCGTTGCGGCAACAGTTGAGGCTCCTTCCTCCATGCCAGCCGCCAACACGCCGATTTCAATTATTAAAAAGAACAGCACGCTAACTGTTGCTCAGAATTTGCCAGATCTTACTGTGTATGCAGAAGAGTTCCCAGAAGGCACGCTGGTCATGCTCAAGCCAGATGGCGGAGATCCGCACATTACCAAGCCCACGCTGTACCGCAGCAACGGTGTTTCTTCGTGGTCAGCCGCCACCGCCGCAACAATTCTTGCCGACGCAACAGACATTGGGCAGTTCCAACACGGAATTGTCACGGCGGACTCAATCTTTGCTGGAACGATTGACGCTGGCTCTATTGATGTTATCAACCTAAATGCCAACAACATCACGACTGGAACAATCAGCGCAGTAGATGTTCTTGCTTCAAGAATTACTAACGACCCCGCTGGCGTGGGGCTGCTTATCCAAGGCGATGGCGTAGGCGTTGATGCTGGGTTTGGCGGAGTCAATGACGCTGTTCTCTATTCTGGATACAACGCGACTACTGTTGATAACGCGATTGCAAACGCAACAAATAGCATTTACCTAAGCCCAGACAACATTCCCTTGCAGGACGAAATTCTTGGCGCTGGAATTCAAATTAAAGGGGAGGATGGAGTTGTTGTCGTTTCTCCGCGAACCTCAATTGGAACAATCTATAACCCAGAAACCACTGGCGGCGGCGGTGATTATGTCTATGTCCAAGGTGGTGGTATTTCAATTAAAAGCGAAGGATCAACTACGATTGAGACATGGGATGACACTAACAACTTCCCAACTCTTGAGGTTCGCAACAACGGAATTGGAACTATTGCGGGCATTGCAATCTCTGCCCCTTCGGGAACATCAGAGTTTGAAAGGATTAATGTTAGCGAGCATGTAAACGCACTTGCGTTGTTTGCTGAATACCATGTGAGCGAAGGCACTACAAGCAGCGATTTGATCTTGCGAGCATCAAGCGGCGAGGTGATCGTCCAAGACTCCAATGTCGCTAATGGCACTAATCCGCGCATTGGCTTTTACAACAAGAACGGCACTGCATTCGCAACAGTCAAATCGGGCGCAGCAAATGTGATCCAAATTCTCAACGGCGATAGCGCGACAGACTACGCGCAACTGTGGGCGGAACGCATTTACCCTATGAACGGCTCAACAGCAAGCCGCTACATCTACGATGATGGAATTCGCACCGCAACCAGCGGGGGTTTAGAGGTAGGCGGCAGCATTTCGGTACAGGGATCACCAATAATTACATCCCCCACAACGACAACGCAAACAGCAAGCGCGGCGATCTATGTGGTGAGCAGCGGTGCTACCTACACCCTGCGGCGCAACTCCTCGTCGGCGCGATACAAGACGAACATCGTTGACGCTGACGAAGCCGTGCTTGAAGCCGCCAAAAAGATCAAGCCACGCCACTACACAAGCAAGATTGAAGACGAAAAGGGCGCGGTTCGCCTTGGATTTATTGCCGAAGAAGTGCTGGAGGCGGGCTTGTCGCACGCAGTTGGCTACGACGAAGAGGGTCGCGTAGAAACACTAGACCCGACGGCGCTTATCGCTGCGCTGTTTGTCCGCGTTAACGATCTAGAAAAGCGCCTTGAGGCGCTAGAAAACAAATCCTAATTCATCTTCTGGTAACATTGGCAAATGACAACCAAAGACAGCACCGAAATTCTTAAACGCCTAGAGCGCATTGAGCGTGATTTAGCCGACATCAAGGTGGAGATGGCGGAAACGCGGGGCGCGTATCGCCTTGCAAAGTTTGTTATTGCCTTGCTTGGCATCAGCGGGCTTGGTGGATTTTTGGCATATGTCAACGGGCAGGGAAAGTAGCAACGAATGCCAATCAAAGTAGTAACGCAAACGACGCTCATTGAGGGCAAAACCACTAAAATTACGACCGACAACTGGATGGACGATTGCGGCGTAACTAGCGCAGGAATGGCGCTGCAGTATGCAAGCAAGGGCGCAATCACGGTGACCCCGCAGCAATCTTGGGATGCAGGAAAGCGCGCAGGGCGCAACGACATTGATGGGCAGGGAACGGGAACCAGCGCCAAAGAACTGGTTGGCACAGTCAAAGAGTTGGGCGGGCATGCCCAGTGGGTAAAGACTTGGGATGCCGCAAAGCGCGCCGCCATTGCTGGCGCTGCGATTGTCACGAATGTAGAAGCCCCGCTTGGTATTCCTGAGCGCGTGTGGTCGGAGTGGCAGAAAAAGCGCGCAAAGGACAAGCCGCCTTATGGTCACTGGTGCGTTTTGGCATGCGACGGTGGCGAGTGGGAATACGCTGATCCGACGATGAGCGGCAAGGGCAAAGAGGTCTACGGCAAGGGCATTTCGGAGAAGGAAGCGCACGGCATTGCGCACTCCAAAACCCTGATCAAGAAGACCCCTATCTGGATCGCGGTTTACGCTGTAAAACCAGCCCCTAAAACGTCCGTAAAGCCGCCCCAGAAGCCCGTAGCGGCGAGCAAACCCGTAGCGCCTATAAAGACAGCCCCGATTGTGGTCAAAACCGCACAAACACAGGCTACTAAGGCAGAATTGGCTTCAACGCTGACAGAGATCAAGCGAACGCCGTGGGGGGCAGCGCAGCGCGTTCTTTGGAGGCGGGTTTCTGAATTGCAAGCAAAACTGCGTAAGAAGTAAGAAAGGCTGGACAAAATGGGCAAGCGACCTATGCCAAAACCAAAGCCAAAGCCAAAGGGCTATTAACAAAACGAAAGGAACATTATGAACACCAAGCAAATTACAGCAGCCTTGCAGGATGTACTGCGCACCGCACTCTCAACCACCCTTGCTCTTTGGCTAGGGATGGGCATTGATGTCTGGAGCCTTGACACTGAGGCACTTAAGGCATTGTCTGCGGCAGGTATTGCAGCAGGTATTCAGGTTCTGCTACGGTATCTACAGGCTGGCGGCGAATATGGAGTCGGAGCCAAGAAGTAAAGCAAAAAAGGGGGAACTAGGGGATGGATTTACTAGGTGCAATTAATGCTGCTCGCCCGACGGTGAGTAAGACAATTTGCGGCGTGCGCCGCGTGTTGTTAGATCTAAGCGAAGCAGATGCAGCCGATTTTAAGTCGGCGCTAGACAATCCCGCCATTGAATCCACAGCAATTGCCAAGGGCGTTGTTGCGGCTCTTGGCGTAAAACTTGCTGCACCATCGGTGGCGCGGCATAGGAAAGGGGAATGCTCGTGTCAATAGAGGAAGAAATCCTGCGCGCCCAAGTTGAGGGCGAGTTGCGAACGCAGTTAAACGCTGCGCTCAAAAAGTACGACTCGCTCAAGCGGGATCGTGACGA